TCAGCCTCTACAGTCTTCTGTGCGTCTGTAAATGCACCCTTAATACCAAAGGCATTAATAGCTCTAGCTCTGACATCATAGACTATAGTACCTGCTGCACCAGCTAGAGGTGTCTCAATGTCTAAGATCTCAAATCTACCTAAGTCACCTGTGCCTAAGACACTATAGTCTGTGTCTGTAGACTTCTTAAATTCTACCTCAACGTAGTCTACACGTTCAAAGGCCGTAGCTGATACATTAACTACAAGTACGTTAGTTACATGCTCATTGATAATTCTATACTCTTGAGTGAGGGCTACAGCTACAGGTGGCACATCAAAAGGCGATGGTAAGGTTGTGTTGTCACTCTCGTATACTGCACCATCGGAGACTTCATCAAAGACAGATTCACTTATTTCTCTTAGGGTCATATTTACTTGAATATCGTATTCACCCGCTAATCCAAAGCCCCAAGCAACAACCTCAAATTCTTTATTATCAAAACCTAACCTAGTGTTGGTAAGACGTATGATGTCTCCCACTTGTACTTGAAAGGCTTTCATTCCGAATGCAGCTTGTACAGTAAGTTGCTGTCTATTGCGCTCAAGTGTTACAAGAGCAATACGTCTAGCTTCAGTTGTATTATCTGTAAAAGGTAACTGTACATCAATAACACTTTCTTGACCACCATCAGCAGCTAAGAGTGCATCATAAGTAGCTGAGTTAAGGATAGGTACTTGAGGGAAATCAGATGGCTGATAGTCACTCTCTGGTCCTCTAAATGTTCCTTTAACCACATTGAAGTTATCTCTACGTGAATGTCTTGTGCCAACTGATATACCTGATCTTAGGTCATCCTCATTAAGATCTAAGACTGGACTTGTGTAGTAAGCTGGCTTCATTCTCCACTTACCTTGAGCATACCACAGTAATCCACCCATAGAAGTAGACAAATTCTGGATGGCATCGTAAGGAGTGGTGTTGACGGTAAATGCTCCGTTAAGAGAGAACCTAGTTCCACCTGACAAGGTAGGATAATTTAAATAGTCACAGACATTGGCGGCTATAGTTACAAGATCATCATCTACACTCTCAATATCCTCACCGATACCGTAGTTGTAGATTGTAGTATTCGTACCCTCTTTGCCAGATGTAATATAGTCTCTTAAACATAAGGCTGGGTTGTCAGACCAAGCTGTAGTACTTGTACGAGGGTCGTATACCTTCTTACCTTTGACTATAGCTGTTACTTCTGGAACGCCATTAGGAAATACATCAGCAGCATACTCTAAAACAACATAAAGGTAAGCTGTAGCTAATAACTTACAATCTGTAGTCCATTCTGATGGGGGAGCTATGCCACCTAAATCGGAAGAGGTAACAGCAGTCTGTGTAGTTGTTCCTAATTTCTTAACAATCCGTACTGCTGGTCTTCCCTCTTTTGCATAAAACTTACCATATACATTATCGTTACCTGCATCAGTAACTTCATTTCCAGTCAACGTTACTATTTCATCGTTAAGGTATATAGCTTCAAAATCTTCTATCTCATGTCCAGCAAAAGCTAACACAGTGTGTAAGTATTTGTTGTTGTCTGTAACCCCTTGAAAGACTATTCCACCAGCTATCCTAGTTTTACCATAGATAATCTGGTGAGGCATAGTTGAGCCTCTTTGGGTCACTAGGTAGCCTTGATCACCACCTTTTAACTTTTCTTGTGGGATTAAGGCTTTAGTTAATACGGCTGTTCCGTATTGTAGTCCACCATAAGTAGCGGCAACAGCATAAACATTTGCACCTTGACCACCAAGAAAAGCTGTACTAGCCCCACCTGTCATGTAATGTAAGCCAATTATAACACCAGCAGTTATAATCGCCCCAAGACCAGCGTCTTTATCTAATAAATCAATTTCTATACCAAAGAAAGACATTAACCTTCTGAACTCCTACCCCAAGCAAGTTTCTGGTCTTGCATACTAGCTACAAAGTCAAACCCAGCATCTGTACTTGCACCAGTTATATTTCTGGACCTTTGATACTCAGCAGTATACCTAGCAACTCTAGCTCTCTCTAAATCAATCAACTTGTTCTCAACTTTAACTAGGATAGTTCCTGTCTGTGCATCTTCAGATACATTCATCTGATCCATGTAACCAGTAAATATCTCAGTTAGACCAGTTGACCTATCCTCTAGTTCAATACGTGAGCCATCCTCTAGGAGAATGAAGTTAGAACTTTCTTTCTGTAGAGAACCCTTAGCGAACATACCAAAGTATATCTTACAGGTTCTACCTTGATAGGGAGTACTAAGAGCTAAAGCTAATACCTCAGAAGGTAAACCTGTAATAGTAATGTCAGCCCCTTTAGCAGCGGTCTCTGTAGTTTCTTCAACAGAAGATATGCCTAATAGAGTTCCAGCACCTGTCCAAGAAACCCCATCAAAAGTAAGGGTACCTACACCTGTCCATAGACGCAAGACATCATCACCATCAAAGTTCATCTCAACAGCAAAGAAGGGGTAGATTACATTATCATCTAGTGCATCAACTATTGTTGTAGGCAGAACTCTCGACATTATTGTAGAGCCTCTATAGCTTCAAAAGATATACCATAGAAACTAGCATTGTCTATTGACCAAGAAGTAGTACTATTGCCAAGTCTAAATACACCTTTAGGGCTACTGTAGATTACAGTCTCACCTGAATATGTACTTCTTAAGTCAGGCCAGATCTCTAAGTTACCACTACCACTCTGATCTACTAATACTTGGTGTAGTCTAGCAGCAGAGCCTGTACCCAACTGAATGTAATCACCAGCTAGTAGAGTACCTGTCATAGTAACTGAAACTGTGCTATCCCCTGCTGTACCTGACAAAGTAGGAGTGCCACTTACTGTACCTCTAGGTGTAACATAATCAGGGTCACCCAGTAGAAATGTACCTACAGAACCCTTAAGAGCTACTAGCATGGCTTTCCACTCAGCAGCTAGATCTCTACGCACTGAGGGAATACTGACTGAGGCACTCCAGATTTGACCCTGATGGGAAATAACCTGTTGCTTATATGTAAACGGAGACTGAGAGACAGCTACAGCATTTACAGCACGTAGTTCAATACTCTCTATGCCAATAGTTGTAGGTGTATTAAGAGGGTAACTTATAGCCATGATTTATCCAAATGCTGATTTCATTGCACCACCTCTACGTCTTTGGTTCATAACTGCACCTACGGACTGATTGATGATAGCTGGTGAGGCTTGTGCTATTGTCTGAGTAATAAGTCTCTTAGTATCGTCTGATGTATTGGCTGAGATATTGAATACTTGGTTTACTACTGTACCGCCAGAAGACTGACCTTTAGTGTGATCTATGACAGTCTCTCTAGGGTGTAGCATAGCCATAAAGCCACCCTTACCATCTAGGCCACCTGATCTTGGGCCTGATCCTGTGTATCCACCACCATCTGCACTAGGTAAGTTTGGCCCTTGTACTGGCCCAGCCATATAACCCTGTATAGCACCTGAGATAGATTGCACTAATTTCTCAACTACAAGTATTCTGTAAAGCTGTTGTATGATGTCAGCAGCCATAGATCTGAAGGCATCTTTAGCTGATGTAGTGCCATCTACTATTGTCATAAAGAAAGTATCAAATGGGGCAGCTAATTGATCTGATGTATTCTTTAATCTTTGAACCTCATCATCCTGCTTCTTAATAGCCTGTCTTAACTTTTCTCTATCTTTTAACTCTTGCTCTCTTTCGGCTTTACGTTTAGCCGCCTCTTCAGCTTTTAATGCATCGGCGTCAATTTGATTAAGGGCATCTGTAGCTTTAGCTAAACCCTCTACTGAGCCTAATATATCTACATAGTTATTAGCGGTATCATCTATAGTTCCCAGTCTGGACTCATATATCTCATTAAGCGCTTGCTCTGCTGCCAACAGACCTTCAGCGGAACCTAGTATATCTACATAAGTGTTGGCAGTATCATCTATAGTCCCTAACCTAGATTCATAAACAGAGTTTAATGCTGCTGTTGCTTGAGATAATCCTTGCTCTGAACCTAGTATGTCTACATAATCATTAGCAGTATCATCTATAGTCCCTAATCTAGATTCATATAGGTTATTTATTGCCTCTGTCTCTTGGGCTAAACCTTTCTCTGAACCAAGTATATCATTATGGAAACTCAGCTCGCTTTTTAAAAACCTTCCACTCTCTTTATAGTTTTCTAAAATGTCTTGTTGTATTACAAGTTCATCATTTATTTGACTTAATCTGGGCCTATGAACATTGCGTAATCGGCTTGTCGCAAGTTTTCCACCTTCATCTTCTAGTTTAAGTATTGTAGCCTCTACCTTTGCCCTCTCCCTCTCTAACCTTAGTATTTCATTACTAACCATAAGTTCTGAATTATTTGCTAGACTAGAATTTAATAAGTCTAACTCTTGTCTTGTGGTTTTAGTTTTATCCCCTAAATCTTTCATAGCATCTTTGAGTGTCATAGCAGGGGATTCTGCCTCTTTAGAATTTCTCTTTAAAGACATAAGGGCTAGAGCGAGAGCAGATACAATAGGGAGTACAACACCTACTATACCAACTAAAGCGGCGACAGACACTTTTAATCCCAAGATTCCAACTTTAGTTGCCAATAATGCGGGTGGTAATAGGTACAAAGCGCCTACCATTTGAGTTGCTTGTTGACCAAAGGCAACCATTGGGTTTGTTCCAGATTGAACTTGAACCGCAAAGTCACCAACCTGATAACCCGCTTGTTGAAGTATAACGCCGTTACGAGCAGCTTGCTTATTCATTATATTAGAGTGTTGGGTGAAGATGCCAGTACCTTGCTGGAAGTCCTTATTAAGTTGTTCTATACTTGTTGATCTTTGTTGATCACTTAGGACGCCTAATTTTTGCGCTCTGTTTATTTCCTCAAGCGCCCTTTCGTATTGCTTAGACGCAGCATACAAAGGCTTATACTTACTAGCTAATCTCTCTTTCTCAGTAGCTAACTTTTTAGTAGCTATCTCATCTTGCTTTAAAGCGCTCTCAAAGACAGAAGCAGAAGCAGCTGCGCTTTTACTTTGCTGATCGATCTTCAGTATTTCTGAGTAATAACTTTGTGAGGCTGTAGCAGTTTTGTTTAACTGTCTCTCTACCTTGTTAAATTCACGCTCAAAAACGGAAGCAGAGTCTTTAGCCTTTTTAGGGATGTCTGCAAGATCTCTGCTTAATAATTGCAGGTCACTACTATCGACTACAACTTTAATGTCACTTGTCATTCATCGTACCCATAAAGACTACATCAACACGTTTTATTGCTTCTATTTCCCAAGAAGACAATGGTGTATCTGTAAGCTCCTTCCATGTTTTTATTT